ATTCTGCTGGGGTTTGGGTTCCTGCATCTGGTTGAGTTCGTCTTCAACCTCTCTGCCAAACCTGTATCTTTTTACAATAGCCAGCATCATCGATTTAGCAGCGTTGAAGGGCATGACACCCTCTTGAATCATTGGGCCTATACCGTTCATGAACTGCGCCATGGCATTCATGAAATCACCTACCAAGGCCTTGTCTTCAGTCGCCTCCACGTCAAGAGTGGAATTGGTCTCGATATCTATTCTATAACTGCGAGAATAGTTATCCTTTAAAACCTTGAGAACATCACCCCAGTTAGGCATCTGCATAATCTGCATGGCCTGCTGGATAGAGGGGTCTTGAGGGTTCATCTGATTGACACGGGCTATCTCTACAATCTTCTGTGCCTGTTCTTTCTGTTCAGTTGTAGAGTAAGGAAGTCCGGTCATCTTTACCCATGACTTCTCAGAGAACTTATTGACTGCTACATCTAATATGAGTCTCATCGTGTCCAAGGCGTAACGCTGGACTTCTTTCTGAAGTCTCTTGAGACGCATTGTCCCCCAGGACTCTTTAATCTTCTGGGCGCCTAAAGTCTCAGAAGCCTTGGACTGACCTCTTACGATATCTGAAATACCAGTGACTTCGTAAATAACCTGCTTGCAAGACTCTCGAGCTTGCATTAACTGTTGGGCTACTGCTACCAGTTCGGCAAAAGGTAAGAACCAGATGTTTTGGTCTAATCCACCTTCGGCCAGCATGGACGCTTTATCAGTCGGGATTAGGACGTTATCCTCTTCTTTAAGGATCTGTTCTATCTCTTCACCCAACGCCCCGGAGTAACAGCCTCGAACCTTGATGGCCTCGATTACTCGGTTCAACCTACTCTGGATCCGGTTTAACTCCTTGGCTTGGTTCTCATATAACTTGTAGAGGGCAGTAGGCAGTAAATCGTTGGACTTCTCGACAAACTGGATGGGTTTGGGACAGTTGAAAAACCCAGTAAGCCCAAGAGGGTCATCTTCTATAGAGAGAAACCCATCCTGATATTGAGTTGATAGGTACTTTATCTTACGGTCTGACTTGTCCCATATCTGGTAGACCTGAGCAGTCTTCCGATAACCCTTATTCTCGTTCTCTTCAGAAAACTCGTCCTCATCCTTCTCTTCACCTTCGGTGAATTTGAGTTCACTGGCCTTCTTCCCGAATAACCGAGTAGCCTCTTCCTTATCCAAATATTCTTCATAAGCAATCCATGGCATCTTGGACCACTTATCCGCATACCCGAAAAATACCCTGTCCCACTTCTTCGTATCACAACAAGCCGTTTCCCAGTCGTCATCCGAGTCGTATTTAACACTCGTCACACCCCTTCCTGGTAAGAGTCCATCAAGAGTAGCTGAAGTCATAGACGAATCGTACTTGTCATATTCGTCAATATCAGTGTCTATCAGGTACTCTAACATCCTCTGGGCAGCCTCTGAGACCGCTTTACCCATTGGGTCTTTGTCCTTGTACCTTCTCTGTACTAGGGGGCGTGGGACTTCAGAAAAGAGGGCTGGAAGGAGGGTTTCAGTGTTACTGTACAAAATATTGAAGGGTGTGCGCTTCTCAGCAGAATAAATATCAACTATCTCCCTGCCGTCCTTCCTGAAATCCTTCTCACGCTTCCTTGCATCGTCGATTTCATCCAACCACTCGCTAATTGTCATAATTCAGCTCTTTCATTTCGTTTTCTCTGGAAATGCTGTTTTCTCAAGGCACCAAAGTTAACTTGAGTAACATTCCCTTCGTGGAATTTCTGACTCTGACTCAGTTCAGGGACTTGAGCCTTGGATTGCCTCCAAGTCAGAGAGAGATATCTAAAAGCGTCTGCTGCATGTGAATGCTGGTCATGAACAGGGGTTGTTGAGAAGGTCTTTTTTACTTCATCGTACTTTCTACAGTAACTCTTTAAATGTTCGACAGCTTCTGTACATTTGAGGTCGAAATACGTCTTGGGGAAAGTCGCATTTGCTGCCTGAATGCCGTCTTCAATCGATAGATTTGGAACGATAGCAAAATTGCCAACATCCTCATCTAACAACTGCTGTAAAATTGACTTTCCACCCATTCCCAGCCGTTTTGGTCTGGCATCATGAGGTAACCAGTGAAGGCCGTACTCATACTTCTTATCTCTCAACATCTGGGCGTAATGGGGGATTTCCTTGAAGTTATTGGCGTAATAGTCAATAACTCTCACTTCATTTGAGATGACCTGGTAGAAAAAGACTGCGGTATCATCATCCCTACCTAAGTCCCAGGCAGTATGGACCGGGAAGTCCGTGTCATATAGAACTTCCCGAACTCCATCTCTCTGAGTAAGCTTTGTAAGGGCTTCACCCCATATAGCACCCGGCAACGCTGCTTCGAAACTGACGTAATACTCTTGTAACCAGAGGGCCTTACCATATGAATCACCATGTTCTGATTGTAATTCACGTAACTCGTTGAGTAATTGGGCTTGTGTGAAGATATTCGTCGAATCGACCGTTAATCTCTCTGAAAACCAGTCATTATGGTCTTCAGCCAGTCTTATAAGCTTCTCAAAGTGGTTCTTACCTCGCGGAGTGGAGTTAAATATCGCCCAACCACCGTTTTCCAACATGATAGGCCTTAAAAAACCCCAGGAAGAGGGGTTTGATAGGGCGTATTCTGAGAAAGTAAGTCCTATAGGTGGAGAACCTACCAGGGCGTCGTACTTGTCACTTCCCATTAATTGCCAGGTAGACCCGTTCTTAAACTTGATAAACATCTCGTTATCAAGGGTTTTCTCTCTTATCTCAAGAGGGAAGGCTTCGTCTAACCTCTTTATACCTGTAGCAGGATTGATAGCATTCCATATAGCTTTGCGACACTGCTCATATTGAGGGAGCATGTACCAGTAATTACCAACCCTCTCAAACGCCGCACAAGCATTATGATGGAGCATGACATCATCCTTACCACTTCGACGATGCCAGCAGACAGCTGCCCTTTTCCCCCCTTGCGCTAAATAATTCCATAATGGCACCTGATAATGACGTGGATGCCAATTATTCGGCAATGAAATCTTCATTGCGGTCTGTGACGCCTAACGTCACTAGGAAGGGAGATTTTCAATCAGGCATTATCCTGGAATACATCAGGGTCCAATGGGCCATTCCTGACAGCTACAGCACCCAAACCTGCAAGGATCTCAGCAGCTTGTGTTGCAGCATTATTAGCTTCTGTGGTCTGTACCCAACAAGCTTTCCCCGATGAAATACCATACTGGGGGCTGTCAGTAGAGAGATTGTTCCACGTGGTCCTTACTGTACAGTACCAGGCATCATAACCAGTTTCCTGAGTGTTCGTCTTCTGTAAAATATCGACAACTCGATCAGTCGTCAACGTGTCTACAGCAGCCTGTAAATCAACAGTGTCTAATGTCGCCATTACTGATACCTCCATAAAACAACCATAGTACCCGCAGATGAACCATCATCTATAAAGATACCATCATCCATCTTGATACTGTGTAAGTCATAATACGTCCCCGCCGCAAAACCGTTTGGCAGAGTGATAACTACAGTACCAGCATCCGTTGCACCATCCTCTACATTAGTGGCACCAGTAAAGGTGGCATTGCAGAAAATACCAACCAATAAGGCAGGACTGGCAGTGACTAACTTGTCACCATCACCATGCGCCCATACAAAATAATTGCTGCCAATCTCTTTGGATGTTACTAAATTCTGAACTGTTCCTGATACCGGTGAAACCATTACTTACTCCTCTTTAGGGCGTCTTTAACCCCCTCACGACACATCTTGCGTGCCTTCTCTTGACTCATTCCAAGCCGCTTCGCCAATTTCTTGTCACTGGCCGCTGCACAAAACATCCTATGTTGTTTGGGAGACCAAGGCATAAAGTTATCCACAGGGGGCCTTTTATATATCCCCGTGTTTTCTGTAACTAAGTTATTGATTCATATAGAACGGGTCAGAAATTGACGCTTTTTTGTACAATTATAAATCAATGACTTAGCTGTTTTACTCT